CCGGTGGCGCAGGTGGTGGCGATGCCGCAGCGCGTGAAGGGCGTGGCGGAGTTGTGAGCGTCCTCTAGATGCCGCTAGGAACCGCAAACACCCAACGGCCCGCGAACGGCCCCCCAGTGGCACCAAGCATTGCGAGCACCCCCGCGCTTTGGATGTGGAACATGCGGCCAGACTGAATGGGATTCGCCGTGCACTCGCTCAATTTCACCGTTCCCAGAGACAACCCCTTGAGCGCTGTCACAGGCAACTGCCCACTGACGTCGGAGACGCACTTCCCCGTTGAGTTCCTGTAAAGGAAATACACATTGTCAAACTTCGGCATGCGCTTGTGCGCTGCGCTCCTGCAAGCTCTTACAGCTTTGGTTTTGCCGGTGCGCGCCGATCAAAAGGCATGCTGAACAGACTGCCTAAAGACCCCGGCAGCTTTGCCGAGTTGACCGCCGACCTGGGCAACCCTTCGTGCGCTCAGATCGCCAAAGCGCTGGGCGTCAGCGTCCGAACCGTGGAGCGCTGGAGGCGCGGAAAGACCCCGCGAGTTGCTCTGCTTTCCCTGTGGTGGCTGTCTCGTGAAGGCCACAGCGCTTGGGATTGCGAGATGGCGAACCGGACCACGCTGGCGCTTCAAACGACCGATGCACTCTGGCGCGAGCTAAAAAGGTCTAGAGGACGCGCCCACCTTGGGCACGAAATCACCGTCACGCCCGCGAGCAACGAGCGGCGATTCGCCTAGGTTTGGCTCCCGTGGCCGCTGGCCAACTCCCCAGGGCTACCGCCCCGGACCCGGCCAAGTCAAGCCAGCAGGCGAAAAACCCCCCTTAGGCCAGCAAGCACGACAACCAAGCCGACCAAGACCACCAGCAAGCGCCACCAGTTGCGCTCCCACCAGCTATAGCGACGTCGAAATTCCCGCCGTGGCGGCAACCTCTTCAGGTTGTCGACAAATGGAGGCTCCGACGCCACGGGAACTTGTGAAGGACTCGAAGGAAGCGGCAGCTTAAAACGACGGAGGCGCTTTCTAATGCCGAGCACCTTTTCTTCATAGTGCTCTCGATACCAATCGCGATCCATCACACCCATAGCTTCACCCGGCACTGTAGTTGCCGAATTATGCGCGACGCCGGCGCGACGCCCGCGCCGCTACGCGACCCGTTCGCCGCGTCGTCTACTTGAGAATATGTGAGCGCGGATCGCCGCCGAAACTGACGGGCTGCGCGGGCTGCGGGTCTTGCGCCTTCTCGACAGGCTTAGACGACTCGGGGACTTTTTCCATGTTCAGCGCAACCAGGCCACCGAAGCCACGCGACGAAACCTGGCAGGCCTCCCATTCAACAATGACCGGGAAGCCATCAGAACCGAGGCAGGTGCAGCGATCGCGGTACGCGATACAGCCGACCACCTTGGGCGCCGATGCCGCCGCCTGGGGCGCAATTGGCGCAGACGAGGCCACGGCAGCAACTGGCGCAGCGAAGGGCGCCGCGTGGTGCACAACCGGCGTAACAGGAGCTTCTGTCGGCTTGGCGCTAGCGACCTTCGACGAGATCGACGAATAGGCCCGGCCACCCAGCACCACCGCAGCCGCCACCGCCAGCCCCAGCACCACCAACGACCGCGGCACCGAACGTATGGGCTTGATGTGCAGGCTCGCGCTCTTGTACTTGCCAAACACCCGCTTCGGCAGCGAGTAGCGCTTTTTGATAGGCGCACTGCGGAACGTTTCCGGGTTCGTGGCCTCAGGCCATTCGTACCACCAACGGCCAAGCATGCCAACGTCGCGCAAGTGAATATGCCGCCCGACCAGCCGGCGCACATTCTGGTGCAGCAGGTTCGGATGCTGAGTGATCAAAAAGAAGTCCAAGCCCCGGTGGCGGTGCGTCTCGAGTGCTTCGATTTCCGCCGGCACTCTGGCGCCAGCGCCGGCAGGCCTCCACACACGTTGCACCTCATCGATCACGATAGCGCCGCCATCCTCGACCAGCTCGGGCCATCGCTTCGGGTCGTCCAACGCCACATGCGGGATTTGCAACTCGGGTATGCCGTCGCAATAGACCGCCCTGCCCTTGCTGAGTTGCAGCAGCAAGTCCACCAGGGCCGCAGTCTTGCCAGCACCCGGGGCGCCTGTAATCAGCGTAATCACAGCAGCCTCAATTGCTTCAGCGGCAGCAGCGACAGCCGCCCGATCATGGCGCCAGCGATCAGCGACAAGCCTGTATTGACCCCCGACAGCGCGACATACGCGGCCACATCGGCAGGCATGCCGGCCCACGCCGCTTTGGCCTGGCCAAGCAGCATGTTCACACCTGCCTCAAAGCCGACGAAAGAAACCACGGAAATACCCAACGCGACAAGAACCTGTCTTGCGATGGGGCCCGACAGTGAAAGGAGCCATGTTCCCAACCCTGAACCCATGTCAATTCCCCTTGAATGCGCCCATGAAGATCAACGCCGCAGCAATGCCGCACGCGCCGACCACCGCAAACCGGATGCCGCTCAAGAACTGGCAAAAAAGGCTGTTATCTACAACCACGGGCATACCCAAAACCGTGGTGCTGATAGGCGCGGGACATGCGCCGCCATCACCGCCCCAGCCACCATCGGGCGTGACCGTGACTTGAATATCCTTCGTGGGCTTTTCCGGGCCGTCCGGGGTGTCCGGGTTTTGACATGCCACCGACTCCGGGTGCAGCTTGCACTGATCCGATTCCTGAGGCGTCTTGTCCTCGTTCGTTACCGTGGTCTGACCATTGTTATTGATCGTGGTCGTTACGGTGGTCGTGTAGCTAATCCGATTGTCGTTATAGGTGTAGTTCGTGACCGGCGTTTTTGTCTCGGTCTTTTGCGTACCGTCCGGGTTCGTCGTTGAAGACTGCTGGGGCGTGCCGGTGACAGATGCAGGGCCTGAGACAGTGCGCTCCGAGGCACCCGGGATGGTGCCGCCCTTGTTCAATATTTCCTCGCCCAAATCGTTGAGCTGCTGCGTCGTCGGCGGCCTGTATTGCTCCACACGCGCCGCCGCCTCTTCATCCGTCATGGCCTTTGTGTACCGTCCGGTTGCGCACTTGCCGTCAGGCCCAGGCGCCCCGGCAGGCGTCGAATACGAGGGGTTTTCAAAGTCCACCACCGCCGCGCACTGCTGCACAACAACCGCATTAGCCACCGTCGTCCAATAGTAGTTGCCGTAACCGGGCTCATTCCAATTGCCGCTGCAGGAAACGCTGGTCACACCAGCGCCATTGCTCGTGCAACTGAACGCAGTAAGAATTTGCTTGCCTGCCGATGCGGCCTGGAACACCGGATAACAAGCCGCATAGGGCGTATTGCCAGTCGGGCCATTGGAGCCACACCGCCACGTAGATACATCGGCAGGCGGCTGGCCCTCATCAAGCGCTAAACCGCCATGCCCATCCGGATGAATACGCGCACCATCCAGCATTTCCCACGCTTTGACACCAAGCGCAATCGCTGGCAGCACACGACCCGCCAACCCAGCAGCGGCCCGAACCATAGCCAACGCCGGAATGGTGCGCCTTACGGTCAGGTCCAACGTATTGCCACCAATTGGCGCTTTGATGCGCTCCGCAATCTGAGCTGCACGCGTTGACGGCGTTTCCCAATTTCGGCCCTGATACGTCACGCCAGAGCCATCGGTGATGGTCGCTCCGCCAGTGGTGTAGTCGATACGACCGCCATGCAATCCGTTGATGGTCGTCGCATTGACCGACCCGGCCAACATGGCACCGAACAACAAGAGCCCGCACTTACGCATCACTGATCCTTCACCAGAAGCCAGCCGAGCACCAGCAAGCCGATAAACACGAGCCACGCATAGGGCTCAACATGCATTGCAGCCATCACACAGCCCTCCGCAGCCACTTCACCAGATAGACCGCCAACCAGACGCCAACGACGAGCCAAGACACTTCCAGCGCGTCAGCCGTGGTGATCACTTCGCAAGCGGGGGGCGCATACCCCGACTGGAGCCACGTTGCCGGCGCTTCCATGTCCGTGCCGGTGCACTGCGCTGGATCGCCAGCCAGGACCCGACGCTGCCACGTGTAGCCATCGACGTAGGAGCCAGACAGCTGGAATTCGTAGACGCACGCACCCTGGCTAAGAACCTTGGTCCCGTGCGCCGCGATGAAATCGAGGGCCGCAGCGTCAGCGCCGGGGCCCCCGTCAACACCATCAAGCGACGGGTAACAGGTGCCAGAGGCGCCCATGTACCCGGTGGACATATCAGCCCGAAATGCCGCGACGGATGAACTTCACCGCCGACACGGCGATGACGGCCACCAGCACAGCCGTGGCGACGGTCAGGCCGTCGGCCTTCATGTCGGTGATGGCGGTCGTCACATCGGCAGGCACGGCGGCATGCACTTGCGAAGCCAGCAGGGCCAGGGGAGCCAGAACCAGGGAGAAACGCTTGTTCATATCGAACCTTTCAGACGGTGCGGATTGAAGGAAGCCCGCGAGGTGCACCACGCCGCGCAGACAGGGATTCAATGGAGCCAGTTGAACGGGCCGGCAGCCTCGATAGACCGGTCATGCGTGAGAACTCGTTGAAGGGCATACACACCACCGACCGAGACCCGCCTGAACTCCGCGGCATAGTGCGCACCGCCAGGGCTAAGCCAGCCGCCGCCCTCGCATCGCTTCCAGTCATCGGAGATTGCAGAATTGCCCTGCACAAACGAAGGCAGACCAAGCCAGCGACGAGCACGGCGGATAGAGTGATCCAGGCCGCCGATACCGTAGATACGTGAGCCATCGGGAAAGCTCCCAAAGGTTTTGCTCGTGTCCTTGCTGAGGTACTTGAGCAGATAGGGAACCGCCGCCCTCGCCCGCTCTGTGCGGGTCATGCCGTGAGGCCACCAGCCGCAGGCATCAGGACGCGGGACGCGAACGCCACGGGGCACCCAAAGGGCCACGTGGTAGTGAATGACGCCGCGCTTTTGAAGCTCGGCCACCCACACATAGCGGCAGGCGTGACCACGGCGCGCCATCCACTGCCGAAGGCGCTTGAGGAACTCGCTGATATGCCGCGCCTTCCAATCGGCATTGCTGCCCGCATAGGTCAGCGTCAGCATCAAGCATTCGTCCGACCGATGGCCGCGCTCAGAAACGGCATGACCGCGTGCCGCGAAGCCGACATTCATGCGCAGCTTTGCCAGCCGACGCCGCACCGCTTCTGCCTCAAACGCGCAGATCTCTGCACGAAGCTGTGCACGCTCGCCGCGTGTGATCGCTTCGGACAGCGCAGCGGACACTGAAAACCGCTGCGTGTCACTTGTTGGAACTGAGACAAGCCCCGCGCCTTCGGCGCTGGCCGAGTGGCGACCGGTGCGCGTTGCATAGCCGTACTGGTGCCAGTGATCGTCGGACAGCTCACGAGCCGACAGCTCCCAGGCTGCGGCGTGGCGCTCAACGCCACGGCCCAACATGTTGATGTCGTGGAGGTTCAGCTCAGCATGGCGAACGGCTTCGGCTTGCAGGGTCATGCCTTGACCCTCCCGCGCACGAACCAGCCAACAGCAAGGCCCAGGCCGAACACCACCGCGCCGACCGGCACGAAGGCGTGAACCATGAAGCGGGCGAAGCCATACAGCTCCTGTGGCGTGATGGGCATGCTCACAGCGAGAACCCTCCCACCGGCAGGCCGCCAAGGCCCTGCAGCTCCACATCCACCGAGGGGGCGCCGAAGGCGTCAGCCGATACCGAAAGGGAAAGGCTGACGATTTCGGAGTCGTCAGCAGACGCCCGCGCCAAGACAGCGCAAGCGGCCATGCGCAAGACCGCCAGTTCCGCGGCGTGCTGCGCAGTCACGAAGTCGTCAGTGCCGGCCATGGGTGCACCCCTCAGGCCGACGCTGCCGGGCGCTTCAGGGGAGCCAACCGCGCCGAAACGGCCAAGCGGCCATCGCGGTCGATGTACAGGCTAGAGGGGTGCAGGGTGTAGTCCCCGGGGGCATATGGCTGTTGCTCATCCTCCAGCTGGACCTCGAACTTTTCCGGGTACGGAGGCGCATTGCCGTCCTTGTCCACGGTGTGCGCGTAACCGTTCTGAAAACGCATGTGATACGGGCGACCGGTCTTGGCGCTGGTGCCCTTGAGATCGCGTACAGCGGTTTGTGCGATAGTCACTTTGATCATGGTTGGCTCCAATTTGAGGTGTTGATCAAAATCGATCAAAAGGCCCGGAGCCTATCTAAGTGGGGTAAATGATGCAGACCTTCAAAGGGGTGATTGACGACGCCGCCAAGATGTGCGGGGGCCAAAACGCGCTCGCTCGCCACCTTGAAATAGACACAGGCTGGCTAAGCGCCGCCAAGTCAGGAAAGCGCGTTATCCCAAAGGAAAAGCTAGCCGTTTTGGCCTGTCTGGTCGAAATGGACCCGGCCCAGCTTTGGGAGCTTCAAGAGATCGCCAACCTTCCCAGGCGGAACCCCTTCTTGCAGGCCGCGAGCGCAGTGCTATCGGCTTTTCTCTGCGTCGTTTTGTCGGTGACCGGAAACGACGCGAACGCCGTAGCCATCGGGGCTAACTCAAAAATTCCACAGACCTCGGAATACCAATTGCTGCCGCCCGTGCTGCCAACGTTAGTCCCGCCCTCTGCGCGGGGACTGGCGTCAATGAATAGCATCTCGGAACCGCGGCCCGCCGACGAGCGCAACGTGCTTTCACCTATGCCCGTCATGGACGAGTAGGGATGCGGCAAATTGACCGCCGGCAAACCCATCCATACTTGCGTGCTGTGATCGTTTGGGTCCGCCATGGCCAGGAACAGGGCCGGCCCAAACTCAGTTCGAAACGCGCGCAGATGCAAGGCCTCAGCCCCTGACGACAACTCGAGCTGGGTACCAACGAAACTTACCGCATACGACTTCAAGTTCCGCGCCGAGCACTGGGCCAGCGGAGTCGGTTCTTCACTGCGGCACAGCAAGAACCGCTGCCCTTCAAATCGCCCGGCCCAGGCTGCACCTTCCAGCGGCTTGCCGCTCGCATCTGCTCTGCTAGCCAGGATGTTGAAGTCTTGCCCAGCCAGTTCGGCCAGATCCTACAGGACGCCACTGCCAGCCCAGAACGGCTGACGGCCGCTACCAAAGTCGTAGCCACCCAAAAGGAGCCCCGCTCGGCCATTCAATGCAGCAAACTCCGGAGTCCACACATTGCTACCCGTCCTGGGTGAGACGAATCCCATTCCAGTAATGTCGAAGAGCAAACGCTCCTCTCGCTCAACACCAATTCCTCGAACGCGCAAGCCCAGCGCACCATCGAGCGCATAGCTCATGTCGTAACTCCGGCCACTGGCATCGGTTGCCACCAGCGGGTAGCCAAAGCCGTCGTCTTTCTGGTAGCG